GGTTGAGACTGATGAGCCTGCGAGTGGGATGGCGGTGGTCAGTGATCCGGTGGCAGATGCAACGCCAAACGCAGCGGCTTCAAGTATGGCACCACTACCACCCCCCGTCGCCTGCGTATCAAACTCAACCCATGTCAGCCGGATCGCCATTACGTGCTTGCCACTTCAACGGCCAACTTACTGTAATCGGTGATGTTCGCCGCTTCGCCGCTGCTCAGTGCAATGGTGCCGCCATAGCCCGCACCGATTTCACCGGCTGTCTTGGTCTGCGTGGCGATCAGCTTAGGCGCGTCGAAGTAGCTGATGCGCTGGCGGGGCTTGAAGATTTGCCATGGGTTGTCGGACAGGGATGCTATCTCTGCACCTGATAGTTCTCTATCCCAGACTAACGCGATTAATGCACTATCTTTCCATACCTCGGTTATACCACTTGCCGCCATATAAACTAGGTTGCTACCTGTTTGCGACCGCGAAGCCGAAATCGTTTTTGACTCAACTAATCCCCCCGACCTGTAAAACTTTAGCGATGTTCCATTAATACTCACAGCAACGGACGTTTCTATTCTTGAGGCAATGCTGTATGTGGCTTCTAGGTAATCTGCAATCCCAGTCAGTGTAAATACCTGCTTTGTCAGATTACCACTGCCACTTCCGCCAACAGCAGAATATCTCCCATACTTCCAGCTTTTTCCAGCCATAATGATTCTGGCGTTATCACCGCCATAATAGTCACCAGATGGATCGCCTAACCATATACTGAAACAGGTAAGCGCAGAAGGCGCATCTAATTCAGGACTATTGGCTAACGTAGCGTACGCCGTACTGCCATTGCCTTGGTGCATTAACCCAAACCGGCAAGTGGCCTGACTTGGCGCTGCATTCCACACCATCTTCCTCCCTGTAGAATCAACAGGGGGAGTTTTTGACCCTGGATTAATTGCTACACGCAACCTCCGCGTCAGCGGATTATTCCAGTCAATCCCCACCGGCACCTGTGGCTGACTTCTCCAGGGTTGCTTACTCGTCACAATCCCCGGAGCCTGCCCGGTTTCCAGCACACGCACAATCAGGCCACGATCACCATCGCCGGTAGCCCGGTAGCGCAGAACGTGATCGTTATCGTTGCCGGGATCGGTAGTCGCGCCGAGTTGAACGCGGGCGATCTGTCCGGCTGACGATGCGGAGATGTTGTCCGTGTCGCTGGCGGTCGTTTCATCGACTTCTGTGTAGAGCGCCGCCCCGGTCGATGACCAGCCGGTAATCAGGTCGGCAGATGGGCGGATGATCGCCATGTCTTAAGCGGCGTAATCGTCGGAATAGCGGCGGAACTTCACCGTGTTGCCCGATGCCGCCAGCGCAACACCAGTATTGTTCGACAGGGCCAACTTGAAGTTCCCCGGCGGCAGGTCAAGTTGCTTGGTCACCAATCTGCGCGCTGTGGTTGCCGCGTCGAGCGGGAATGAATCCACGTAATACTTGCTCATGTACTCGTTGCCGGTCGTGCTGGTAGAGGCGTCGGGATAGTTCGTGTCGTCGACTTCAGGCACCAGATAGAGCGCACAGAACGCCCCGACAGAGCGCGCAGCAGTGGCGGCAATGACAACTTCAACCTCCATGTACGGCCAGCGTTTGCCGGACGTGGTGTTGTCTATCTCAGCGGATACGGCACAAATCGACCCGTTGGCGAGGGAGTTAAGTTCCGTGCTGAGTGCTGTGGCAATCGTATCTTCGGCGGTGTATCTACGTGGCATGGCTTATCCCCTCAGTGCTTTGGCAACGTCGGCGTTGCTGATGAATTGCCCGAACGCAGGCACCTGTACCTGCGCCACGGCCTTGAGTTTGTCGGCGTTGGCTTGCGTCAGCGCCCCGGCTGTCACCATTCCGTCGAGCGTGCCGCGCACCAGGGCAGAGTCGAGGCGCAAGCGGCCTTGCTCAAGTAATGGCTTGACATGGCGGAAGTCTGGAGTGGCGTAGAGCACGTCCAGCAGTCCGTTGCCGGCAGCAAGGCCGATGGCTTCCAGTATCGTGCCGACACCGATTTCAGTGGGCTTGTATCCGGTCACGGTGTCAGAATTCATCGCCTGGGCGATGGGTTCGTCAGCACCGGCAGCGGCTTCAGCCGGGTAGTTGGCGAGGATGTAGGTTTTTAGGGCGGCGTAGTCCATGATCAGTTGTCGATCTGGATGGTCGCAGCACCCGCGGCGAAACTCGGTGCGGCATCGCCGCTGTTGATGGTCTTGTTGATGGTGAGCGCGGAATAAATCCACAGGTTGCCGCCAGACGCGGCGTCGAGGACGCCCCAGCAGACTACGGTGCCCCAGTTGGCTGTGGGCGCCGGGAAGGTGATCGTGCCGTTGTTGCTGGTGGTGCCGCTGGTGCCGCTTGATGCTGTGGTGCTGGCTGCGGCTTGCGTGCCAGCCCAGTTGGCCAGGCTTGACGTGACCGCTACGCGGGCATAGCTGCCGCCAGTGACTTCAGTGCCAGCCGTTGAGTCGGTCGGACAGACGGTATAGAGGGCGACGTAGCCGGTGGCGGGTGCGCCAATCGCTTGGCCGCGCAATACTGCGTCGACCAGCTTGTTTTCTGCGAAGTCGGTGAGCGCGCCGGCGTGCGCGAAGTTGGCGACGGCGAGCAGCAGGCTGGCGAGGATGAGGCGGATGGACTTCATGGCGTTTCTCCTAAGGTTCATGTGAAAACGGCCCGGCGCATGCCAGGCCGCTTTGTGGTCGTGCTGGCATGATTCAGGCCGGTTTGTCGGTTTCCCTGGCAGCGGCTTTCGCCATGCCTTCGGCGGCCCTGAGCATTTCGCGGCTGGCGGTGTTGCGGCCGCCCTTGTCGAAGTCGTCTTCGCGCTTGATGTAGAGCGCTCGGTTGGCGGCCACCAGATCGGCGGCGATGTCCTTCGGCACGTCCGGCATGTCGCCGACGCTTTGATGCTGCCCGCCGCGGTCGTCGCGCAGATCGACAAGGCAGGCTTCGGTGATGAGTAGTTTTGGCATGTCTGTTTCCTTTGGTGTTCTGGCGGCGCCCGGCGGTGCTTTGCCGGGCGGGTCAGGTGGCGTTATCAGGCGGTCAGGACGTCTTTCATGGCGGCGAAGCTGGCCACACGGCGCACGGCGATATCGACGTCTTGCAGGGCAACGACGCGCTTGGTGCCGGCTGTCGCGCCGCTGTAGGGGTCGAGGATCATGTCGAGGCCGCCCCACATACCGATGAGCAGGTCGGCCCAGTTGCCGTAGGCGATGGCCGAGCAGACGCCGGTGCTGGTGCCTTTGTCGAGGGTGGATGGCATGCTGTTGGTAACGACGGCGTCGTAGCCGAGCACGTCGCCGATGCCGCGTTCGCTGCCGCTGGTCCAGACTGCCTTGCCGTTGGTGCTGGCGAATTCCTGCGTTTTACGCAGGGTGCCGCGAACCTTGGCGTTGGTGCAATATGCCATGGAGCCCGCATCGGCGTTGGCGATGGCGACAGCGGATTCGAGGTCGACCATGTGTGCGTAGGTTGGCGCGAGGCCGTTGGTGCCGCCGGCGACGGAGCCGATGCCGGAGGTGTTAAGCAGGCCAGTGGGCTGGTTGCTTGAACCGCTGCCGTTGAGGGCAGCGAGCTGCAGGGCCTGGCCGATCTGCATGGCGAGGTCGGCGCGCACAAAGGCTTCGACGTCGACGGAGCTTTGCAGCAGCAGGCGGCGGGAATAGTCTGTCCAGGCGCCGACGGTCTTGGGTGTCAGTGTGACCTGGCCGACGGTTTGCTGCGATTCGGTCACCGCGCCGTTTTCAGCGACCCAGTAGGTGGTGGCGGCGCCGGTTTGATTGGGAATGGCGATGTTGCCGTTTAGATCGCGCAGCCAGGTGATGCCCAACTTGTCGAGCACCATGGCGTTGCGCAGCAGGTTGATGAAGCTGGAGCCGAGCAGCTCGGTGGCGACGAGGTTGCCACCAGCGCCAGCCGTTCCAGCGACGAGGTCGCGGTACATGACAGACATGTCGGCGCTGCCACGCTGGGCGCGGGCGATCAGGTTGCTGGCGATGGCTTTTGCCATGCCGTCGTTGAGCGCGATGCCGCGTGTCAGCACGTCGATGGGGATGGTGATGGCGGCTTCGCGGGTCTTGTCGCGGCTGTCGCCGCGCTTGTCTTGCGCGGCGCGCGAGCATTCCATTTCAAACGGGGCATGCTTGGCGGCGTGCAGCGGGTCGGCAGCGGCCAGCAGGGCGCGGCAGAAGCTGAACTGCTCGACGTCTTTTTTGCTCATGCCGATCTCGGGCGATTCGGCGGGACGCAGCGCGCCATTATCAACCAGCTTGTCGAGGGCAAACTTGCGGAATGCGTCGGTGCTGGCGCCGGATTCGATGGCTTTGTCGGCATCGCCTTCGAGCTTGAACTGGCGGCCAATGGCCTGAATTTCCCGCATGCGGTCGCGTTCGGCGAGCAGCGGATCGGGACCGCTGGTGGCGGCGCGGGTGGCGGTTTGGGGTTCTGCCGCCGGAGGATTGGTGACTGCTTGATTCATGGAGTGTTCTCCTTGGGTTGTTTGCCCGGCGGGCGTGAGGTCCACCACGCGATAACGCGGGGCAGAGGCTTCTGTTTGCTGATCTGCGGCGCGGCCTAGGCCAACGGTGGCGTCGGCGGGGATGTCGACCAGCGAGATTTCAAAGGGCGTCCAGTTGCTGACGCGATATTCGTCCGGCTCGCCTTTGCTGGGCGCGGCCTTGGTGAGCATGCGTTCGTTGATCTGGTAGCCGATGGAGACGTTGCGCACCAGGCCGTCGGCGATGTCTTGCCGCAGGTCGGCCAGCGCGTCGCGGCGGCTGATGACGATATCGGCGCGCAGCTGATCGCCTTCGATCCAGGCACGCTCGACGGCGCCGATGCTGGCGAGCGGCGTATTGCCGACGGCCATGTGGCGGTCATGGTTGGCAAGCACCGGGGCGCCGCCGTTGAGGCGGTCGAGCTCGATTTCGCCGGATTTGTGGCCGAGCACTTCAACCCACGGATCATCGAACCAACTTTGCCGCAGGTATGGCGTCTCGGATGAAACGGACAATTGCAGCCGCAGGCGGCCGTCGCTGGCCTGGTCTGGCGCGGCCTCGCGGATTACGAGGGTGGCGGGCAGGCTGCGGTGCAGGGTGCCGTCGATGCGGCTCTTACTGCCAAGGGCGTGTTTTGTCATGGCGTCAGTCTCCATTTGAAGGCGCGACATAACTACCGGAAGAATGTCGCCGCATTGGGTGGGCATGCTCACGCACGGCGACGAGCGGCGCGCGGCGGATGGTTTTGTTGGCTGTTTTCGGGTCGACCTCTTCGTCTTGATCGGCCGGGTCTGTGGTGTCTCCGGCGTCGTCTCCGGCGTCGTCTTCGGCCGGCACGTCCTGCGGCGCGGCGGCGTCGATCAGCCCGAAGATTTCTTCTTCGGCGTCGATTTCGGCGAATACTTCGTCGGGGTCTTCGCCGCGCTCGAGGATCAGGCGGCGGCGGCTGGTGAGCTTTAAGCGCAGGTTGGTTTCGTTGGCGTTGGCTTCTTTGACGGGGTCGATGCCGGCCCAGCGACGCGGCTGCCAACTGACGGCGGCGAGGTAGTTGGCAACGCGAGACATATCCAGCCCCGGCGTGGCC